TATAACTGAAGATGAAGCGCGTAACATGTCTAACATGATGCAGTCTAAAGATATTGATAATTTAAACCTTGTGTATCTTTCTATAGTTAATATGAGAAAGAAAAGAATAGAAGAACATGGAGAATGGGGTATAGGTCCAGCAAGTGTAAGACTTAGTGAAATTGTAAAGGACTACCCACATACTGTGTTATCTAAAGAATTATTTATAGCAACTTTTAATAAATAGTTATGACAGAACAAGATTTAATTGATTTAGGCTTTATCAAAGTAGATATCAATGACTCAGAAAGTCAAAATGGATATGATTATCATTATTATAATCTTGAAGTATTTGATAATTTAACATTAAGTTCCGTAGATAGTGATGAAGTAAAAGATGACCAGTGGTTTATTTATAACCTAGACTGGCCACTTAACTTCAAAATATCTGATAAAGAACAAGTTATTCAGTTTCTAGAGATCCTTCATTGTCCGCATCAGAACGCAGTTTAGCCTTTTCAGCAAGAATATTAAAGATAACTAATGTAGCTGCTGATTTCCAGCACTCATCAATCTTTTGAGAAATTAAATCCATAGGAGCAGGTGTTGTTAAAACTTCACCTGTTCTTAAATGGATCTTAGTTCCTGCATCAGAATTCATTGCATTAACAAATGATATTCTAGTTATATGAGTAACATTAAGATGCTCAATATAAGAACCATCTTTATCTGTAAATTCTATTGCTAAAAACATTAGACTATTTGATTACCTTCTATCTTATAATTATTAACTTGAACTTGACCACCTACTTTCTTTAATATAGCAAAACCATGGTTCCATTCATTAATCTCTAAATACTCAGGAGTAAGCTCACATAAACATCCAAGGCTATAACCACGGATAATTGTTGAATCTCCTGGTCCATAGACTCTTTGAATACTAGAACTAGTTTTGTGAAAGTGATTGATAAGACAGTTAGTTTTTAATTTCATTAGAGCTGTACGGGCTGGTACTACACCACCTGCACCTGGAATTTTATCTCCATGTTCTATTAAGAAGTCACCAAAGACAACTTTAGATCTAAATGGAATATATTGTACACCATATTCTGCAACATGTAATAAGACATCAAGTCTAAATTCATCCATGTCTATTAGTTCTGATGCTTTAACTCTAAGGTATCTTTCAAATCTATTTTCATGGTTACCCGGAATTAGATAAATTGGGATACTTGGGAATCTAGATCTACAATAGTCTAAGAACTGTCTTCCTGCTTCTATTTCTTGTTTGAAATGAACCATTCTTGGATCTTTCTCATGAAATGAAAGCTGATAGAAGTCTAATAAGTCACCATTGATGAATAAAGATTCAATCTTTTCTTCTTCCATTTTAGCAAATGCTACTTCTATAGCATCATTATCTTGGTAAGGAATATGAACATCTCCGATGATGCCTACTGATTTGGTTCCCGTAGGAAATACAAAAGTATCACGCTTACTAGCATAAGACTCAGGTAAGAATTTTTCTTTCATAGTAAATTCTACTTTAAGTTCTTGTTGATGTGTTTTATCTTTTAATCTTTTTCTGTGCTTTGGTCCCATTTGACCTCTGTAATACCTAACTTTATTGTACACCCTTTCAAAAGAATAAAAGGTTGGGTGTTCCGCATATATTTTTCTAGCTAAGGTTAGAGATGGTGCATTTGGAAAATTAGAAAGATACTCTAGTATTATATCAGTATCTTTATCTCTATTACTTTTATCTGCCATATTTTAATCAATCTATTATTAATATACAAAAAATAATCAACATGTTTACTGTAAAACTAATCAAACAGGATGGAAAGTTAAGTTATCCTAATGATAAATCCAAGTTAAATTATCAATTATTTTTAGATAAATTATCTGAAGGCCAAGAAGTTGAGATGTTTATTGGCTTAACATCAGAGAATGCATCAGTTGCTCAACTAGCAAAAGTGCATGCATGTATAAGAGAATTAGCTAAAGAATCTGGATATAACTTTAATGAAATGAAACAATTAATTAAAGAATCATCTGGGTTATGCTATGAGGCAGAACATGCGCAAATATGTAAATCATTTGCTGATTGTAGCAAAGATGAGTTAGCTTTAGCAATTGAAGCTTGTATTGCAATAGGAAGAGATAATTATAATATGAACCTTACTTAGGTTCTACATAACCTTCATCTCCCGGTTGAAGAATTTCTTTTTCTACTACTAAACCTTCAGCAATTGCAGTTTTTTCTATCTCACCAAGCAATAAAGCAACAGTATAAAATGATTTTTGTAAATCATCTAAATCTGCATAACCTTTTTCAATTGCTTCTTTTAGATAAGCTTCTTTGTTATCACCTTTAAACTGAGTAAATAAATAGAATGATAATGCTTTTACCATTTGGTAATATCCTTTATTTACCTGAATGCTAAGAATAGCATCATCTTTCATTTCTTTTACTTTTACCGCCATAATTATAACTTTGTAACAAAATTAATAAAAAATATGAAACAACAACTTGATCTTGAAGATATTAAAAATAAACTTTATCAAAGGCTAGAAAAATCTGGCTGGGCAATAAAACTTAGAGGCTTTATATATAGTAGTGACTTTGATAATATTATTAAAGAATTAGCAAAATTATCATCAGAAGGTAAAAGGTTTACACCTAAGTTAAGTCAAATGTTTAGAGCATTTGAAGAGTGTCCTATAGATGAACTTAAAGTAGTTATTCTTGGACAAGATCCCTATCCTCAATTTGAAGTAGCTGATGGTATTGCATTTAGTTGTGGTAATACTAATGTAGCAGAGACTAGTCTTAAGTATATGCTTGAAGAAATTAACAGGCATGTTTACAAAGGACATCCGGGATCTTTAAATCCTGATCTGACTAGATGGTCAAATCAAGGTATACTTATGCTTAATACAGCTCTATCAACTACAGTAAGTAAAATAGGACAACATTATACTATATGGCAGCCTTTCTTAGCTTACTTGTTTGATTATTTAACTTGGAATGTAAACGGCTTAGTTTATGTTTATATGGGTAAAGAAGCTAAGACTTGGTCTGATGCTGTAAATGAAAACAACTACAAATTTTATGTGAGTCATCCAGCTAGTGCTGCATATGCAGGTTCTAAAACTTGGGATTCACAAAATGTATTCAATGAAGTTAACAATCTTGTTGAAAAAACACACAACACTAAAATTATTTGGTAATGACAGAAATATTTAACAGATTAATACAAGAGGGTTTAACTCCCAATACATATTATGTATTACATTGTATAAAAGAAAAGACTGTACCAAATAATTTTGTTAGTAAAAGTCTTGAGGTTACAAAGTTAAAAAATGATAAATGGCTTGACAAAGATTTGAAATTAACAACAAAAAGTATTATCTTTATAGATGAAATTAATAGTTTCTTCAAAAAAACCAAGAAAAAAACTTCTCAATTATTACTAGGTCAGGACTTTACAGATAAAATCCAGGAGTATGTAGAAATATTCCCTAATAGGAAACTCTCCTCTGGAAAATATGCTAGAGTAAATGCCAAGAATCTTGAAGTTAGTTTTAGATGGTTCTTTGAGAATTTTGATTATGATTGGCCAACAATTTTGTCAGCCACAGAAAAGTATGTTGATGAATACAGTGTAAGGAACTATGAGTTTATGAGGACTGCACAATATTTTATCAGGAAGCAAAACATAGATAAATCTTTTGAATCTGATTTAGCAACATACTGTGATCAAGTTAATAATTCTTTGGATGAGGATACTAATTATTTTAAAGAGAGAATTGTATAATGAGAATCAGCAAAAATGTGATTTTAACTTTTTGGGCAATTATAGGTAGTATTATAGCTTTCTTCATTGTTGATTTATTTATTGTAACTGTTACAATAGGTCAATATATAGCAATAGAAGTTATTATAAGTATACTACATTATATGTACAACAAAGCTAAAGTCCAGACTTTAAACAATTAAATTATGGCAGATTTATTTAATGGAGCCAGGCCGCTAAAGCCTGTTAGTGAAAGAGATGCTTTAAGAAAAGCTATCTTAAAAATCAAAGCAAGAAGAAAAGGGGAGTTACAATCTCTTAAAAGTGCATGGCCCAAATTTAATGATGCTTTTTGTGATGGATTAGAATGGAGAACTATCACCATAGTAGGTGCTAGACCCGGTACTGGGAAAACTTTATTCATGGAACAGTTGATTAGTGATATTATTGAACACAATGCTGACCAAGAATTTAGAGTTCTTAAATTCCAGATGGAGATGGTTGATGAAACCAGTGGGGTAAGAAAATTAAGTCTGAATACAGGTGCTGATTACAATACTCTTATGAGTAAGGGGGGACATCCCGTAGATGAAAAAATATTCTACAAATGTGTAGACTATTATAATAAAACCACTAATAGTGATTTTATTAATGTTGTTTATGATGCATGTACAGTAGATGAGATGTGTGCTACAATTCATTATGAAATGGAGCAAAACCAAAGAGAAGATGGTACTTATACTAACTTACTTGTTGGCATTGATCATTCTGCACTATTTAGAGTAGGTAAAGGACAAAAGGATAAATTTGAGATGTTAAATAGCTTAGGTGAAGCTCTCACTATGATGAAAAAGAAATATCCAGTTGCTTTTGTAGTTCTTAGCCAATTAAATAGAAACATAGATGCACCAGATAGACAACGGGATGGTGAATATGGAAATTATATTCTTGATTCAGATATCTATGGTTCAGATGCTTTATTGCAACATGCTGATGTAGTTATGGGAATTAACAAACCTTCAATTAGAAAAATTAGACAATATGGTCCAGAAAGATTTCTTATCAATGATGAGGACATGTTGGTGTTTCACTTTTTGAAGTCAAGAAATGGTACAACTAGAATTAGTTTCTTTAAACTAGATAGGACTACCATGAGAATTATTGAAATAGACACTCCTGCCCAAGCAACAAAGAAAATGTCAATTTAAAAAACAATTATGAATGTAAGAAAAGAAAAAGAAAAAGAATTTTTTGTCCAACACATGGATACCTTTAGAGCTATTGGTAACCCGGACCCATTTTTTATTATCAAAACAGCCTTTTTCCAAAAAGGTAAGTTTGGTAGACATGTTCAGTTTTTTGAATCTGAAGTGGGTAAAGGAGAAGATATCTATGTTGAGTTCTATGATAATGTTACTGATGCAAATAATGTTGTTACAAATGTAATACCATTTTCAGAGGATAGACAATTATTTAAGTACAAGTACAATCCTTTCTATGTAGAGGAATATGAAACTAAAACTGGTACAAATTATAAGGGTGAACCTTATGTATTGTATACAGTCCCTGTATCTGAAATGTGTGCAGTTCTAAAAGATGGAACTGAGATTACACATGCTCTTTATGAAAAGAGAAAAGCAGATGCTGAAACAAAAACAAAAGAAGAAGAATTACCAAAATTACAGAGTAGTTTATTCCCTGATTTTGAAGAAGAATTTCCTAAAAAAGAAGAGACTGCATCTATTTCAATAGCTGATATTCTTACTGGTGAGGATTCTCCTATGTCAGATATGACTATTACTGATTTTGCTGCAATTATGTGGAAAAAACCAGTAAGTAATAAACTTTGGTTAAATTCATTAATATCTAAACAATGAGTATAGTACTTCCAACAACAAAAGTAAAATCAGAATCAACTAATCCTAAAAGATTAATTATTTATTCTAAGCCAAAAACTGGTAAAACTACCGCATTTGCAGGTTTAGATAATAATCTTATTATTGATTTAGAAGAAGGTTCTAATTATGTAGATGCTTTAAAAATTCAAGTAAGCTCATTACAAGAATTACTTGAAGCTGGTAAAGCTATCAAAGAAGCAGGTAAACCATATAAGTATGTTACTATTGATACTGTAACAGCCTTAGAAGATATGGTTGGTCCTCTTGCCGTAAAGTTATATAAACAAACCAGCATGGGTAAAAATTATGATGGAGACAATGTCTTATCATTACCTAATGGTGCAGGATATTTATATTTAAGACAAGCTTTCTTTCAAGTGTTAGATTTTATTGATACTTTAGCACCCCATATTATTTTAGCAGGTCATATCAAAGACAAGCAAATAGATGATAAGGGAGAGATGGTATTAGCTGCAAACATTGATTTGACAGGTAAAATTAAATCTTTAATCTGTGCTAA